GACGTCATTCAGATGGATTTCCCCGATGGCGCGTCGATCAGCTACAACCATGCGAGCCATGACCTTGCTGTGACGCTGCCCGCAGGCGGGACGGCAACGATCGACGCGCCCGGCGGCATGACGGTCAATGGCGACGTCACTGTGAACGGCACCGTGACCGCGACCACCGATGTGGTCGGCGGCGGCAAAAGCCTCAAGGGCCACAAGCATGGCGGTGTGCAGGCGGGCGGTGCCCAGACCGGAACGCCTGTCTGATGGCGGGCATGGCGCGATCTTCCGGGGCGGTGCTGGATGGCCTCGATCACATCAAACAGTCGGTCGCCGACATCCTATCAACGCCTGTCGGCACGCGCGCGGGTCGCCGCGAATATGGCTCCTTGCTGCCTGAACTGATCGACCAGCCCATGACGCCAGCGAACATCCTGCGCGTCTATGCCGCATCGGCGGTCGCGATCTCGCGCAATGAAGATCGTCTGCGCCTGCGCCGTGTCAGCCTTGCCGCCGGGGACCGCCCCGGAGCCGCGACCATCATCATCGACGCGGAACGGACTGACACGTCGCCGCCAACGCCCGCACCCGCCTCGTCCTGCCCCTCTCTCTCTAGCCAAGGAGCCTGTCATGCCGTTCAAGCATGGTATTACCGTTACCGAGATCGACACCGGCGCTCGCACGCTGACCGCCGTTTCCACCGCCATCATCGGCTTGGTCGCCACCGCGTCCGACGCCGACGCCGATGTCTTTCCGCTCGATCGTCCCGCGCTGATCACGGACATTGAGGCGGCAATCGGCGATGCGGGCGTGGATGGCACGCTGGCGAACGCCCTGCGCGCCATTGCTGACCAGACCCGCCCCGTCGTTGTCGTGGTTCGTGTCGAGGAAGGTGCGGATGCTGCCGAGACCGCCAGCAACGTCATCGGCACCACGGATGCCAACGGCCAGAAGACCGGCATGCAGGCGCTGCTGGCCGCGCAGGCGCAGCTGGGCGTCAAGCCGAAGATCCTCGGCACGCCCGGCCTCGAAACGCAGGCGGTTACCACGGCGTTGGCTGTGGTGGCGCAGAAGCTGCGCGGCTTCGCCTATGCCCGCGCGATCGGCGAGACGGTCGCAGCCGCCATCCTCTACCGCGCCAATTTCAGCGCGCGCGAACTGATGCTGCTGATGCCTGACTTCCTCGCCTGGGACACGGCCAGCAGCGCCAATGTCACCAGCTATGCCGCAGCCCGCGCTATGGGCCTGCGCGCCTTGATCGACACCCAGACCGGCCCGCACAAGACGCTCTCGAACGTCCCCGTGCAGGGCGTCGTCGGCCTGACCAAAGATATCCATTGGGATATTGAGGATGCGGCCAGTGAAGCCGGGCTGCTCAACGCCAAGGAAGTGACCGCGCTGGTCCGCACGGACACCGGCTACCGCTTCTGGGGCAACCGGACCACGGCAGAGGCGGAAAGCCTGTTCGCCTTTGAAAGCACCGTCCGCGTGGCCCAGCTGCTCGCCGACACGATCGTCAGCGGCATGATGTGGGCGATCGACAAACCGCTGACCCCAGCGCTTGCCAAGGACATCATCGAAACCATCAACGGCTTTTTCCGCCAGTTGAAGGCGCAGGGGATCATCCTCGGCGCGAACGCATGGTTCGATGAGGCAAACAACAGCACCGCCAGCCTCAAGGCGGGCAAGCTGCGCATCGACTATGACTACACCGTGCCGCCGCCGCTGGAGGATCTGGGCTTCAACCAGCGCATCACGGACAGCTATTTCGCCGACTTCGCGAGCCAGCTGACCGAGACGGTTTGATCCCGCCCCCTTTTCCCCCTTCATCACATAGGAGCCTGCGATGGGACTGCCCCGCACCCTCAAGAATATGAACGTCTTCAATGAAGGCAACGGCTATGGCGGCGAGGTCAAGACCGTCGCCCTGCCGAAACTGACCCGCAAACTGGAGGAACATCGCGGCGGCGGCATGAATGCCCCGCTGCAGATGGACATGGGCATGGAGGCGATGGAACTCGGCCTGACCTTCGGCGGCCCGGTCCGCGACGTCCTGCGCCAGTGGGGCGTTCCGACGGTGGATGGCGTCTATATCCGTTTCGTCGGCGCATATCAGCAGGACGACAGCAGCGCCGTCGATACGGTCGAAGTCATCGTTCGCGGGCGGTATTCCGAGATCGACCCCGGCGATCAGGAAGTCGGCGAACCCGGCGAGTTCTCCGCGACCATGGCGCTGGCCTATTACAAGCTGGTCTGGAACGGGCGGACGGAAATCGAAGTCGATCCGATCAACATGATCGAGATCGTGGGCGGCGTCGATCGCACCGCCGAACTGCGCGCTGCCATCGGCATGTTCTGATTCCCACCGGCCCGGCGCACGTCGTCGGGCCGCCATTCTCTCCTTTGATTCACAGGAATTATCATGAGCGAAGAACATAACATCAGCCTGCGTCCCGTCGATCTCGACACCCCGGTTGTCCGTGGCGAACAGACCATCAGCACCGTGCAGATCCGCAAACCCCACGGCCCGGAATTGCGCGGCCTGTCCCTCTCTCATCTTCTCAACCTCGATTACGGCGCTTTAGAAACCCTGTTACCCCGCATCACGATTCCACCGCTCACCAAGCCCGAAGTCGCGGCGCTCGATCCGTCCGACCTCATTCAGATGGGCAGCGAGGTCATGGATTTTTTGCTGCCGAAGGCCGCGAAAGCGGCGCTCTCCCCGAACGGGTAGAGGAAGTCATGGCGGATCTGGCGGTCGTGTTCCACTGGCCGCCTTCCGCCATGGAGGGAATGTCTCTCTCTGAAATGATGGGCTGGCGCGCCATGGCTGAAAAGCGCTCCCGTCCCCCTGAAAGCACCGGAAAACGCGGGAAGCGCTGATGTCTGACAGAAACCTCCGAATTCGCGTGCTGATGGAAGGCGCGGACCGGCTGACCCGCCCGATGCGCGAAGCCACCGCCGGTAGCGGGCGTCTTGCCCAGGCGCTGAAAGCGACCCGCGACCGGCTCAAGGATCTGGAGGCGGCGCAGGCGTCGATTGGCGATTTCCGTCAGTTGAAAAACGGGCTGTCGGAAACAGAGCGGAAGATGGCCGAAGCGCAGGCGCGGACCGCGCGCTTAGGCCGGGAACTGTCGCAAACGGAAAATCCCACCAAGAAGCTGCGCGCCGAGTTCGAGCGGGCACGCCGGGAATCCGCGAACCTTTCCACCCAGCATCAGCAGCAGTCCGCCAGATTGCAGGAATTGCGGGGCCGCCTCACCGCTGCTGGCGTTTCGACGCGGGATCTTGTCGCCGGGGAACGTCGGCTGCGGTCGGAAGTAGCTGAAACCAATGACCAGCTGCGCGCGCAGGAGCGGCGGTTGCAACAGGTGACAGACCGCGCACGGCGATTTTCGGAGGCGCAGAGCAAGTTCTCGAAATTGCAGGGGACGGCAACGGGCCTCGCTGCGGGCGGCATGGCGTCGATCGGCACCGGCATGGCTATCGCTGCGCCGCTGACCGTGGCGGTGGAAGGCTCCATGGAATTTGAGTCGGTGATGACCGACATCAATCAGAAGGTGAACCAGAGCCGCGAGGCGGGCCGCCTGATGGGGCTGGAACTGCGCAAGGCCGCGCTGTCCGTCAACCAGTTCCCGGCGGATTTGCAGAAGGGTGTGGACACGCTGACCGGCTTTGGCCTCGGCGCTCGCGAGGCCCTGAACATGATGACGCCGATCGGGCGCGCGGCCACGGCCTACAAGGCGGAAATAGATGATCTGGGGAAGGCATCCTTTTCGGCCCACGACAATCTCAAGGTGCCGATCCAGCAGACGGCAAAGGCGCTCGACGTCATGGCGCAGGCGGGCAAGAGCGGCGCGTTCGAAGTCAAGGACATGGCGCAGTATTTCCCGGAACTGACGGCCAATATGCAGAGCCTCAAATCGACGGGGATCCCGGCGGTCGCGGATCTCGCGGCGGCGCTGCAGATCGTGCGGAAGGGCGCGGGCGATTCCGCCGGAGCCGCCACCAACCTGACCAACCTGCTGTCGAAGATCAACGCTGGCGACACCGTAAAGAATTTCAAGAAGTTCGGTATCGACGTGCCCGCGGCGATGAGGAAGGCGGCCAAGGAAGGGCGTAGCCCGATCGAGGAGATCGTGCGGCTCACCCAGAAAGCTACCGGCGGCGATCAGGCAAAACTGTCTAGCCTTTTTGGAGACATGCAGGTCCAGCAGGCACTACGTCCGCTTATGTCGGCCTTTGACGAATATCAGAGGATCCGAACCGATGCGCTTGCTGCCAATGGCACCGTCAACACCGATTTTGCCGACCGCATGAACGACGCTGCCGAGAAGCTGAAACATGCGCGCATTCAGGCGAAGGATCTGGCGACCACCGTGGGCGACCAGCTGCGGCCCATGGTGGGCGACATTTCGGATCGCTTCTCGAAATGGGGATCCAGCATCGCCGCCGTCGCACAGCGTCACCCGAACCTGACGCGGGCCGCAGCCGTGGCCGCCGGAGTTCTGGCTGCGCTGTTCATCGTCGTGGGCGGTGGCGCTATCGTGCTGGCCGCCCTCGTCGCGCCGTTCGCCGCTCTATCTGCTGCGGCAACCCTGCTCGGCATCGGCTTGCTGCCGCTGATCGGGATCGCTGCGGGCGTCGTCATCGGCATCGGCGCGTTGGCGGCGGGAGCCTATCTGATCTACTCGAAATGGGGTGCCATTTCCGCGTGGCTGGGCGGTGTTTGGTCGGAGATCACTGGCTATTTTTCCGGCGGCATCGCGGGGATCACCGCGTTTCTGGTCAACTTCTCGCCCATGGGCCTACTCTATGGCGGCATCGCCGCGCTGTTGAACTGGCTGGGCTTCGATGTGCCGTCCCGCCTATCGCAGATCGGCGGATATATGATCCAAGGACTGATTAACGGCATCACCGGCATGTTAGGGGCGTTGAAATCCACCATCGTCAATGCCGCCAGTTCGGTCGCAAATTGGTTTAAGGAAAAGCTGGGCATCCACTCGCCATCGCGCGTCTTTGCCGGGCTGGGCGGCTTCGTGATGGCCGGTCTGGATCAGGGGCTTGCGGCGAACGCATCCGGCCCGCTGGCGCGAATCACCGATCTGTCGGGCCAGATGACCCGCGCGCTGGCCGTAGGCGCGGGCGGCGTGGCGATCGCCACCGCTTCGCCTTTGGCTGCTCAAGTCCCCGCCAGCGCGCCGGGAGCGACGGCAGCAGCGTCCGCCCCGGTCCAGCAGGCGACCTACAATATCACCATCAACGCCACCGGCGGGAACGCGCAGGACATTGCCGATCAGGTCCGCGAGGCAATCGAGCAGATTGAGCGCGAGCAGCGCGGTCGCGGCTTCGGTGACGAATAAGGGGGCATGATATGCATTTGATGGCGCTGGGCATGTTCCTGTTCGAGATCGGAACGCTGCCCTATGACGAAATGCAGCGGAAAACGGACTGGCAACATGCCCGATCCCCCCGCATCGGCGCGCGGGACGCGACGCAATTTACCGGCCCCGGCGACGAAACGATCAGCCTTTCCGGGGCGGTCTATGCCGAAATCGCCGATGGCCGCGTCTCGCTCGATGATCTGCGGAGCATGGCGGACGATGGCGAGGCGCTGCCGCTGGTCGATGGCCGGGGCACCGTCTATGGCAACTTCGTCATCACCGCCATTGATGAGCGGCACGCCTTCATGATGTCCGATGGCCGCGCCCGTCGCATCGACTTCGGCATAGACCTGCTGCGCGTGGACGATCCGGCGGCGGCCAATAACGCCCAGGCATCGCAATGAGCGAGAAGATCAACAATATCGCGGACTGGCGCGTGACGCTGGACGGCAAGGATCTGTCGGACCGGCTGCGCCCGCGCCTCGTCTCCCTTTCCCTGTCCGAAAAGCGCGGCGACGAAGCCGATCAGCTGGACATCGTGCTGAACGACACGGACGGCATGTTGGGGATCCCGAAGGAAGGCGCGGTACTGGCCGTGCAGCTGGGCTGGAAACAGGGGCGCGACGTCACCACCGGCCTGATCGACAAGGGCAGTTTCAAGGTGGACGATGTTTCGCACAGCGGCCCGCCCGATCAGATCACGATCAAGGCCCGCGCCGCCGACTTCACCAGCCAGATCCGTAACCGCCGGGAACAGAGCTGGAAGAACACGACGCTGGGCGCGGTGCTGAAAGACGTCGCGGGCCGCAATGGCTTGACGCTCAAGGTGGCGTCGGATCTGGCGTCGATCGCGCTGCCGTCGATCAGCCAGAGCCGGGAAAGCGACATCGCCTTCCTACGCCGCCTTGGCCGGGAGAATGACGCCGTGGCGACGATCAAGGACAAGCATCTGATCTTCGCGCGAAAGGGCGCGGGCACCACCACCAGCGGCAAGGCTCTGCCGACCCTGACGATTCGCCGCACCGATGGCGACCGCCATAATTGGCAGCGGCAGAAGCGGGACGGTCAGGAAGGCGTGACGGCCAGCTGGCACGACAAGAAGGGGGCGAAGCGGCAGACCTTCACCGTGGGCAAGACCGATGGGGCGAAGAAGCTGCGCAAGGTCTATCCCGACGAGGCGTCGGCGAAGCGCGCGGCGATTGCGGAACGGGACCGGATCAAGCGGGCACCGGCGACCTTTGACATGAAGCTGGCGCTGGGCCGCGCCGACGCCATCCCCGAAGCCCGCGTGAAGGTCAGCGGCTATAAGGATGAGATCGACGCGGCCACATGGCTGATCTCAGAAGTGACGCACCGGCTCGACAAGGCGGGCGGCTTCGTCACGGATTTGAAAATGGAGACAGCCCCTTAGCTGACCGGGCTGATCGAAAACATATTGCCCATCTGCTCGCTACGGCTGTAGCTGAGTTCAATATTGTTGATGGTGGTTTTAAGGGGTTCGCTCCCTTCCTCATAGTCCTTCATCAGCGGCATGATCGGACCACCGCACTGTTTCAGGTCGGCTATGCCAGCAGCGGCGCAATAGGTCATGCCCATGACCATAAACACATCGACGCCGCTGCCCAGCGATCCATCACCCCCGGCCATCGTAACAACCCCGGTCAATTCCTCATCTGATCGAACCGTTCCCACAAGCCCGATCCGGTCATTCAGCATGTAGGAGAAGGCGTCCCCTTTCATCGTCACATTGCTGATGCGCCACGGCTTGTCCGCTTTGACAGCCAGCGCGTTGAACCTGTCGGCGAATTCCTCGACGTCGATCCCAAGGCTTGGCTTTTCGGCGGCCTGCGGTTTTTCCGCCTTCTCGGCCTTTTCTGGCGCTGGCCTACTCGCTGCCTTGGCCTCTTTCGCTGCCACCTTCTCGCCCGCTGGCGGCGGAATGATAATTGCGGTCAGAACGAACAGACCAAACGCCACGCCGAAGCCACCCAGCGCCCGCTTCCGCGTTCCCATCCCGACTTTGGGCAGCGGTTTGAACATCGCGATCATCGCGGCGACGGACACGATCAAACACGCCATGAGCGTGCAAAATGCGACAAAATCTCTCACTATTCCCCCTGTAAATTCCGATACGTCAACCCGCCTTTCTTGCCGCCAACCCACTTGTCCACAAGGAAATTTTTTGTTGGGCCGTTTACCTCTTTCCTACTTGTTCCTCTTTAGCCAGAACAAGAACGAATCAGGAACATGCAGGGGTGCGGAGTTGAGTGGGCGAGCGATCAGATTGACGCCGGGATGCGAATTTGCCTGTCCTGAATGCCCGATCAGGTGCGCGACGGCGGTGCAGGCGCGTGATGATCTTTGGCGGGAGATTGAGACGCTGCTGCGCCTCCAGTCGAGTGACCCCAGCCCTGATCGATCACGAAAGGTCCAATTGCTGCAAAGCCAGATGGAAGCCGCTGAGCAAGAATTCGAGCGGCTTCGGCCCGCGTCGCGTCCGCTGGCACCAATGCCAGCAGGCTTTCAAACATATCGGCCAGCGCGGCTTCACTAGGCAGCGCCACCGGCAGACTGATGAACTGAACGGAAGGCCGCGCGGCCTCGATCTCGCGCACCTCCGGTTCCGCCTCCGCTTCATTCAAGCCCGCGAGTTTCATGACCTCGGCGGGATCTATGCCATGTTCAGAGAATGCCGCCGCCACCTTGCGGGCGAAGTCGATCGGCAAATGCGCTTTCTTGTAGGTGTTGGGATTCTCGTAAAAATTATACGACGTGTAGCCCATCTCCAGCTTTTGCGCTGCTTGCCGGATCGACAGGGGCGGGACTGCCGAGAGGCGCAATTCTTTTAGACGCGGACCGATTGGGGGCATCGAAGCATTGTGCAAAATTTTTGAACGCCGTCTGTTCATATTTTCTGTTGACCAGTGTTCAGAATTTCTGCACATAGCCTGACATGAGTTTGGAACAGAACGTTTTTGCCCTGTTCGGCGGCATCCGCCCGATGGCTCGCGCTGTCGGTGTCTCCCCGTCGAACGTGGCTGCTTGGAAGCGGATGGGTCGCATACCCGCCGAAAAGCAGCCTCATGTTCTGGAGGTCGGTCAGGCCATGGGCCTGCCCATTACCGCTGAGCATGTTGTGTTCCCTCTGGGTCGGCCGAATGCCGCCGCCCCTGTTGAAATAACGGCCACGCCCATCGCCGTCGCTTGCGATCGGAAGCCGGAAACGCAACGAAAGGACATTCACTGATGCCTGTCATCACCATGCCCGCGCGCAAGTGCGGCAAGTCTTTCTCGCACGCCGAAC